ATCTGCAGGCTTCCATCCACTGTATGTCGCACCGTCAGTTCCGAACTGGTATTGTCCAGATTTGGCGTCGATTGTATACATTGGAAATTCGAACTTGTTATAAGCAGAAGTTGTCCAAAGGTCTACGAACTTTGAATACAACGCCTGCAATGTCACACCATCTTTCGCAACAAGTGTACCTGCTACGTTCAGTGTGAATGTTGATAGTGCAGTATCGAGTGTTAACTCTACACCTACATCAATATCATCTGGGTCTGTAATTTTTGCCATAATTTTATAAGCTTAATTGTTAAAGTAAATAATTTCTATCCGCTATTTGTGCTACTGGGAGCGACCCATCACTGCTTGACAGTGAGTAGTTACGTATGTAAAACGGAACGTACCCTGCTTTGAACACGCCAATATCGATAGATTCTGGAGATTCATACGAATAAACATACGTTGTTCCAGCATTAGCATCGACATTGACACGTTCAGTCTCAGTGCCAGCAGCCAATACTACAATGTCACTGCCAGCAACCAAGCCCGTTAATGTTAATGAAATAGTGTCTAGAGGGTATGTTGCTTGTCTAGCAGTTGCATCAGCGTTTGTCTTCATGTATAATGAAGTGATAGCTGTGGCGTTAGTAGTAGTTGTCAGTATCTTAATCTTAAGAGGAGTGCCTGTTGAAGGTGTGATTGTTTCGAACGGTAGATGATTGAAACGCAGTGTGCCTGACACAGTTCCAGTGTTTGCAATAGTCACCACAATTGTTGTACTGTTAGTGATGCTTTGTACTCTAGCAAGTGGTGCAATACCTGTACCGAATACATAATCGTCAACTGCAACGCCAGTAGTAGACGTCATCGTTACGTTCGTTGATGCACCTGCACCGCCTGAACCCGTACGTGTGTACGCTAGATTTTTATATGTTGTGCCGCCATCTAGTGAGTAAGTCACAACATAGTTAGCAAGAGTTCCACCTGCCATTACTGCTTCATCTATTATAAAACTGCCATGCCCTTTTAGATTGTATGGATATGTGAATGTTGCACTATCGTTTATGACTGGCATGTATAATCCACCTGCTGAAGTAAATGCTGCTGTTCCTGCCAAAGTTACTTGAGAAGCAGTGTCTGCTGTTGTTTCATTCATCTGTAGTGCAACTCTTCCGTTGATTGGCACAAATGTTAATGTACCAGATGCTGCACCAGCGTTAAGACATGTAAATTGAAATGTGTTAGCAGTGTTAACAGGAGAAGCAACTGCTGTAATTTGTGTGATAGTCTTAACACCCAACACTATTGCTGCTGCAGAACTAGTCACAGTTACTAAAATCTGGTCACCGACTCTCAGTCCGTGTGCAGTACTAGTCACAGTAGCCACTGTAGTAGTTCTAGCCCATGATACTGCTGCAATGTTAGCTGGTTGATTTGTTGTGTATGTATCTAAGAAGTGAGTACCGTAGCAAGATGTCTGTGCAGTAAGTGCTGGTGTAGACTGCATTCCTTTGATTTGACAGTTAAGCATCGGTACAAGCTGAACTCCCCATTCAGTACCCCACACATCTTCAAGAGTTAAGTTCTTGATTGAGTTGTCACCTGTTGTCATTATACCAGTACGTAAGTGAGGAGTATAGCATCGTTGAATCTTTACTGTGTTAGCTGCACCCCCGGCAACGAAGTTCACCAAGTTACCAGTCATGCAAGGATAGTATGAAAGATTTTGACCAGTAGTTTGACCAGCGTTAGTTACAGTTACAGTAAACGTGTCTGCTGTAGGCGCTGAAGCCACAGTCCAAAGAGTAGCAGTAGTAGTTGTCACTGCTTTAGGAGCTACGTCAGAACACATGTTAACTGCAATAATATCACCAGTCTTTAGTCCATGCGCTGTCTTAGTGACTGTCGTAGTTGTTGTTGCTCTAGTCCACGTCGCATTTACGTAAGCTCCACCCATGTCTAAAGGAGAAGTAGCTGTGCCTAGATTACGAAGTTTGATTCCTACACAACCAGCAATACCAATATTAAGAACACCAGAATAAGGCTGGACAAGAGTAAGGCCACCGAAGTCAAGACCGTCAAACAGCAAAGAATAACTAGCAGCAGTACCTAAGTCCCATACGTACATTGGTAACGCAGTTCCCGTTGTAGTTGCTATGTTATCAGCATATGTAGTTGTTGTGAATGTGACAGTGTCACACCCAACCATTAGTACACGACCAGAACCAAGCAGTTTCGTACTTGACCATGACGAGTTAAGCACTCTTGTCATAGTGTATGAACCTGTTGACGCGTTAGCAGATTTAAGTAACGACATTATTTTCTCATTTGTTACAGTGAAGCCTGAACAGTCAACCCATGATGTAACATATGCGCCAGATGCAGCCTGTGCTATACGAGTCCACACACATTTGTCCATAGTGCCACCTGCGAAGTTAAGACCGAGAGTTAGTGCTATTTGTGTGTTAGCTGTTCCTGTTTGACCAACTCCCACGTTACTCCAAGCGATTGGAGAAGCACATTCAGTCATTGTCATTGATTCGAATGTAGACACATTAGTTAATGCTACTGAAAATGCCTGAGCAAAGTTCATGTACCAATTCATACAACACTTGTCAATGTCAATAGCTCCTCCACCAGTAGTCAAGAACTCCATACGAGTAGCAAGAGTAGCATGAGGTAGCGAATTAGCTGTTAGCGAAGCAGCAAGACAAGTCTGGAATGTAATGTTAGGGACTCTTAACTTAAGACCAGATGCAGGAAGGTAACCACCTGTAGAGTTAGTGCCATCATTACCGAATGTCACGAGACCAGCAGTGCTTATCCAACACCACTTTCCTCTAACTGCATCTGTTGCTATGTTAGCTAACAATGCTGTACGTGAACCAGCTGTTGGATAGAACTCATACACACCTGACCCTACTGCTGTTTCAACTTCGACGCCTGGGATATACGTCAATGAACCGTTAGTTGGTAATTGATATGTTGTTGCTCTTGACCCTGATGTTGTTGCACCAAAAAAGTCAAAGTAGTCACCTCTTACTTTAAATAGATTCAGACGGTTAACTGTTACTGTGAGTGCATCAACACCTACTATTTCTAGCCAACCTGCTCTGTCAGCACCTGTTGCATTAGCTCCAATACCTGTTAGGGCACCTGCTGCATATGCAACTGAATTCCACTGTCTAATCTTAATAAAACCAGAAGCAGGCATTGCTACACCAACTGCAGTAGGAGTGGCGTTAATTGCTGACTGAACAGTAAGCAAGATACCGCTAGCACCGCCTTGCGAAATAGTTGTACCGTATGCAGGTACGTTACCAGTACCAGTGTCATATGGAATGTAACGAACAAGAGTAGAGTTGAATTCGACTGTACCACCGAGAGTAGCAGACAGCGTGATATTACCCATGCCAGCACTTGTGTTTTGATTTGTTCCATATCTAGTGTCTTGGTCCACTGTCAAATAACCACCATTGATGTTGTATGTGTCACTACCTACTTTAGAAGCAAGAGTATCGATATTGACTGGAGTTGTAATTGTAAATGTTGCCATGTGTTATTCTTGTGGAGTTGTTATTTCAGGTTCGATATTGAGTGTGCCGTCTATTACTTCTAGATTTGCACCTGCATCTATTAGCACAACTTCTTCGGGTGTTACATCAAAACATTCTATGTAATCTGTCAAGATTTCATCTGTTGTTACCCAGTGAGTGCCAAAGTTGTAAGTTTTCATATAATAATTATATCATTTTAGCTATATGCTATGCTAGTAATGACACCTGATGTGTATGTCAGTGTTTTTGTAAGAGTAATGCCAGAAGGTGTGTTGCCAGAAAGCACGATTGAAGTCACGTCAGTACCTGTGTAGTTGAATGTCTTCACAATACTTAATGAATTGCCGAGGTCATATGTGATGTAATCAATATTGTCGTTGACATCATACACATACGATGCTGGATAGCTGTGAAGGTTGTTTGACACTTCTTCAAAGCTAAACAACATTTTAGCTGTGATTGTAGCAGCAATCTGGTCTCCAGCTACTACACTCCTTGCTGTAGTGTCCTCTTGAGCTCTAACAATTGTCATAGTGTCAGTAGAAACTGCTATAACTGTTACTATTTCTGCATTAGTTGTCAACGGATTTGAACCAGTAGGCCAAATTGTAGCGTTAAACGGAACTGCTGGGAATTTTGTACCATCTCCACTAGCAACTACTAAAGAAGTGCCAGATGTTGCTGGACTTGGAGCTGTAGCTACTGTTGAGTATGTAAAATTCTTATATGCCATATAAAGTTAGGTCTTGTAGGTCATGATTAGCTGTCAACAGTCTATCATCAGGCATAATGTAGTTGTACGATGTGGCATCACCTGATTTCCAGCCGTAAACATACACTCTGACTGTTCTTGCGACATCAGTCCCTTGATCGAGCATCAATGTGCGATAAAAATGGAATAGTTGCATGCCTTCAACTACAGCCATGTCGTATCTCTTACTTCCCATAAGCTCGTACATCACAAACATCTTCACTTGAGATTGGTCAACTTCCTTGAATTGATGGAAAGTGCCATCTCCAGAGAATTGATGTAGCTCTGTGTTGTCTTTATAGACCACACCCCAAGCCCATCGTTCAGGTGTTATGTTTTCAGTAATTCCGTCTTGAGTAAATGAGTATTGCATAATGTTGGTTTTTCTTGTTACTAATAATGACAAAGTCCTGTTCGGAGAACAAGACGTTGTGCATTGTATTGCTCTCGACGTAGACATTGTATTGCCCTATTTGATATATCTATTATATCACACATATTCTGTCTATTTGAGAACGAGGTGTTGGCGAATACGGTGAAGAACTGTCTGTGAGTACTGTTCCAATTTCATCATACGGAGTGTCACATTTATTTTTGTATGGAAATACATAGACTTCATACTGAAGGGTCTTCTGCAAGGTCGAGTTGACTCTGACAATGTAATAACTGAGTGGTTTGACTAGACTACTTGGTATTTTTACTGTGTATGAACAAGACAGTGTTAGTGCTGATGGAGAACGTACTTCATAAGCAAGAGTTCTGGAAATTGAAGAAACTGTTTTGACGTAGTAGCCAAGTGTTTTAGTCAAGCCAGCAAATGTAGTGATATTGTATGCAAGCTGTACTGAAACTGAATTTGCTGTTCTAACTGTGTACTGTAGACTCTTAGTAAGTGATGTGCTTGGTCTAACATAGTACTGAAGTGACTTGGTGTTAGTTAAAGTTGTCACTACTGAGTATGTCAGTGTTGCAGACAGTACTGAGTCAGTCACAACACAATATGCAACTGACTTAGTCAGTGAAGATGCTGCTCTAATTTCATAATCAAGACTCTTAACGATTGATGATGATGTTCTAACACGATATGACAGTGTCTTTGCTATGCTAGTTGGCGTTATCTTTACAGAGTATGTTAGACTCTTTGCAATATTGCCGATTGTGCCAACTTCATATCTTAGAGACTTAGTAGATTGAGCAGAAGTTGTTATCTTGTAAACAAGAGACTCAGTAACAGCAGTTGGAGTTGACTTAACTGCATACTGAAGTGACTTAGTTGTAGAAATGACAGTGCCCACCTCATATTGAAGTGTCTTAGTGATACTTGATGATGTCTTAACAGCATATCTGATAGTCTTTGTCAGTGCAGGTATTATTCTAGTGACAGAATAGTGCAATGACTTTGTCAAGTTGACAGTCTGGAATAGAATTCTATATGAAAGACTCTTAGTAAGTGCTGACTGTTGAATGCGAACGTCGTATGTCAGTGACTTAACGACAGAATGTTCAGTTCTAACTGTGTATTGACTACTCTTTTGAACAATAGCCTTAGGAGATAGCCATATTACATACTTAAGTGACTTAGACAGTGACGCTGAAGGCCGTATAGCATAACGAATTGACTTAGTAACAGATGCTACTGTTTTTACTCGATATGTCAGTGATTTTGTAAGACTAGTCGGTGCAAAACGAACTGAGTACTTTAGAGACTTAGTAGTAGCAGCAGTTGTACTAACTCTGTATGACAGTGATTTTGTTACAGCAGTGTGAACAGTTCTGACTGTATATTTCAGTGACTTAGTTAGTGCAAAGTTAGGTTTGACTGTGTATCTAACACTCTTAGTAATCGACAGAGATGTTTTAACTGTATATTTGAGAGTCTTCGTTGTAGACGCTGTCGTCTTGACTTTGTATGCTAGACTCTTAGTAATAGCAGTGTGCACTGCTCTAACAGAATATGCAAGTGTCTTAGTCTTAGCAGATGGTGTGGTTTTAACACTGTATCTTAATCCTTTTGTTATTGCTGTCTGCTGGATTCTGACTGTATATTTTAACGACTTAGTTAGTGCAGCAGGGCGTCTAACTTCGTACGACAATGACCTACTGATTGCAGTAGGTGTCGTTCTAATATAATATGAAACTGATTTTGTTAACGAATATGTCGCTGACGAGCTAAGTTCAAAATTAGCTACATTTCCAGCAGGAGGAGTGTAACTGAGAAGTTCTATGTTTGCTGCATTTCCTGTTGGTGGGATGTAAGCCATTTCATTTTAGTTAATTAAAGTAGGTGTTACGTCCCATAATGATTTTGCATTATACTTAACTGACCCACCATCAGTGTATTCAACACAAATATGATAACTCGCACCAACTACAATGAATGACAAGTCAACAAACTTATAATACCCACTTGCATTAGTCGTAGTCTTGGCTACTTCAGTGTCAGTACTTTGTCTAATGAGTCTGATTATGGCGCCAGATACTGGCACACTAGCAAGAGTAACAATGCCTGACAAACCCATCTGACTCAAGTAGATACCAGTACGACCTGGATAGTTTAGGTGCGGTTTGATTGGGAATGTTCTACCGTGTCGTGCCATATATTAGTATGTTGATGCTCTTACGATAGCTTGTTGTCGAATCTGTCTTCTTGCCAACGCACCACCTGCATCTGGGTAAGTTATACCTGCACCAGAGTTGTAGAGTGTTGCTATATCTGTAGTAGATAGTGCTGTTGACCAAATGCCCATTTCATCTATCTGCCCATCGTTGTACCATCCAGCTTGGATTGAACCAGTCGCGCGATAAGCACCAACTTCCCAAGTATCCCCCGCTGGGTCAACAAAGTTTGCTGTGTTTGCATTGCTGGCGACGGGCGTTGAGTTTCCATCTAGGTAAACTCTCATTCCTGAGCCGTCGGCAACGAACGTCCACATGTGCCAGTTGGTGTCGATACCTGTCCAGTTGTAAGCTGTTGATACTACGTTTGGTTTAGCAAAGTCGATGGTGTTAGTTCCTGACTTATATATTAAACACCCCTGCCCTGTTCGTGCTGTCATTGCCCAAGACTGGTTACCGCCAGTAGACGCCATTTTAACCCACATGTTGATTGATACTGTGTTTGTCCCCCAAGGGAACACACCGTTTGGCAGAGACACATACTGAGACGAAGAAGCCGCCATTGTTAGGGCGTTACTGATTTTACCAGAAGTATACGTTGGGCTGTTTACGTCAGTACCATTACTACTTCCAGCGCTGTCGTTAGAATTGGAATTGTAGTTGAAGTAATGTATTAGTCCTGTTGTTGGGAATGCCATACTTTATACCTCTACTTCAATCCAAGCGATACAGTTGACAGCTGCTCCCGCTGTTACACGAATACGAGTATAGTTTGTTGCTAGGAGAACTGGTTCTTGTCCTAGCGGGAATTGATAGATGTACTGGTTAGTAGGTGCTACGAATTGAGCGTCGAACATACGAGTAGCAGTGATAGTACCTTCTGCTGATGCAGTATATCCAGTTGCTCCTGTACCGAGAGTAAGTCCTGCTACAGATGCAGCAGTTTGGTCAGTACCTTCAAGCTTCATACAGTCAACATCTGCTGATGCTGTAACTGTTGCAGCTACTGTTCCTGTGTCTACGAGTTCTACTTTAATTGGAGTAGCCGCTGCTGAACCGTCAAATGAAACGCCCCATGCTACGATCTTAGCACGTTGGAATGTCTTAAGTTGTAGCATTGTCTTAATTGCAGTACCTGTTGTTACTGCTGCTTGACCAGCCGTTGTTGGCATTGGTCCGTTGTGAATTCTGTATCTAGCCATGATGTTATATGTTTTCGATTATGTGCCCAGTTGATAGTAATGATTCGATTTCGCCAGGGATGTATGGCTCACCTTCTACAGGTGTAGGAGCTGGACGGAATACTGATGCTTCAATGACTGAGCCTATTTCATAAGTTGTTCCACCAATTTCCACCCTTTGATTTTGTACTTTGTATGTTGTCATAAATTAGTTATTAGTTGTATAAACGACGAGCCCTGCTTTTGAGAGCAGGGATGTGTTTGCATTATATTGCTCTCGTCTAGTCATTGTATTGACTTATTGAATTGTCTTAGCAGATTATGCTGTACGCTCTGCCCCACGTTTCAATGCTTCTGTTGATTGAAGCGAGAATTGTCCGTCTGTTAGAATGTCTTGATGCTCTACATCAGTTGGCTTAAAGCCAGTAGTACATGTATGAGCACAATATCCTGCTTCAGTGTTGAACACTTCTTCGCACTTGCCGCATTTGTGAATCTGTGTCATATAATTATGCTACTTCATCGTACTGATAGTTCATTGTTGATGTACTACCTGCTGTCGCTGAAGAGTCTGTTGTTATTTGATGTCCAAGATAATCTGAAGAACCTGTTGCAGTCAATGACCCCGTTAGACTTCCACCTATACCAAGATTCGCAGTCGCTGGTACAGATGATGGCATCGTCTGGTCCACGTTTGTTACCGCTGTTGCTACTGGTGTAGCGTATGTCAATGCTCCAGCGTATGATGTAAGTCTAGCGTTTGTTATGTGGGCATGTACGCCTCCAGCTCCAAGTGCTCCTGTACGCCATACTTTTAGGTTGTCAATTTTACTTGAACCACCCATTGCTGTTACGTGAACTTTTTGATATTTGATGTAAGTGCGGTTGCCAGGTGTGACTGGATACGCAACTGGGTCTAGGTTAACTGCATCAGTTGAACCCATGTTAGAGTTAGTGATTGAGTGTGTTACTGTTTCACCTGCTCCGTTTGATTCGTCTATTTCTACGGTTGCTGCCATAATTTAGTTTGTCTACTATTATGTATTTTAGTAAACTGGTATAGGGATTGTTGATAAGGGGGTGATGACATAGTCGCCATCATGACTGAGTTCTTCTTAAGTACTCATCTCAATCCCCGTAAAGGGACTGAGTCAATACTAAGAATCCGGTAAGATTAACTTGCCTTTGTCTTAAGCACTGTAACTGCAGATGGGATTGCAAGTACGTAACCAACACGTTCCACGATACGAACTGCCACCATGTCTTGCTGTGCAAGGTTGATGTTAGCGTCGTCAGCAACGTTTCGGATAGTAGCTTGGTCAAGCATCTTCACACGAAGTTGTTGCTTGTCACCGAAGATAGCAGCCACCTTCAAGTTACCGAAGAGCACGATTGGCTTTGATACTGTTGCTGATGCAGCAAGAGTAGGGAAAGCATCTGAAAGCTCTACTGGGTAGCCCCAAATAGTTGCAACATCTGTACCTGTAGGTTGCTGTACGATGTATTCACCTGTTGTAGCTGCCTTAAGTTTACGAACTACTCCGAAGATTGTTCGGTGCATGTAATATTTAGCTCCTGATAATGCTCCAGTTGGAGTAGCGTCTTGCATATCAAGAAGATCGTCAGCAGTGATTGATGTTGCGTTTGATGTTGATGTACGAGTTACGTTTACTGAACCGTTGTTTAGAATACCTGTCCATACTGTACCGTTACCGTTGAAGAACTGAAGGTCTTCTTCCTTTGCAACTGCCTCAGCGAAGAGTTCAGCTACTAGAGAAGTAAGGTTGATTGCAGAGTCTTCAATGATTTCTTCAGTCATAGGCACAATAGCAGCCAATTTCTTGAGTGTTTGTGTTACGATACCGAATGAAGGTGCAGTTGATGTCTTTGCAGCTGCTTCGTCTGTCCATGTTACTGCTACAGAACCTGAAAGAGCTGGAATTCGACGTTCGTTTCCTGCTCCAGCGAATGGAAGGTAACGCATGTCTCTACGAGCTAGACCGTATTGCTTTTCAGCTACACGAAGTACTTCTGCTCGAAGTTCATCAGGAATAAGGTAACCTCCAACACCATCTGAAAGTCCTGACACAGCTTTAAGGTGTGCGTGGTCTCCAGTGAATAGTGCCTTCATGAAAGACTTAGTCTTTTCATCAGCCTTTGATACTGGTGCTGCAACGACTGTGTCGATTGCCTTTGCTCGTTCTGCTGCAATTGAATCAGCGAACTTTGTAGCAAGCTTTGTAGAAATTGAATCTACAGCCTCTGCTACTGATTTGTTGATAAGTGCAGATAACGCCTTTTCGTCAACGTCTTCTGTTGCATCCTCTACAACTGCTGAGTCAACTACTGCTGCTTGCTCTGTTGAAAGAATGTCTTTGTTAGAAACTAGGAATGCTTTTTCAGCTGATGTTACAGTTTCACCTGCAGCGATCTTTCCTAAAAGAGTCTTAATGTTCATAAATGAAATAAGTTAATTAGTGTTTGTTAATTTTTCGCCTTTTCCTTAAGGAGCATGCGAATCGCCTTGTTAATTTGACGAGTTTTGTTTGTTTTCTTTGCAACAACCCTCACGACAGGGGTTTCGACCGTAATTTCTGATTTCGTGGTATTTGTACTTATGTCTTCTGCAGACTTGTCCTCACTTGGCTTGTCAGCTTCAAGTACAGCAGTGATTGCCGATACTGCAGCTTCCAATCCAGCGCGATTAGCTGCTGATAGAACCTTGCCTGCCTTCATGTATGTTACTACACTGTCTAGTGACTTAGCTATCTCAGCTTCCTCATCTACAACTACTGCTTCATCTGTAGCAGTTGGTGTAGTGTCAGGAGTTACATCAGGTGTAACGACAGTTGCCTCTGCCACTACTTCAGTTACTGTTGCAGCTGGCTTATTCTGGCATGGACAATCCTTTTCCTGGTTATCTGTACATTCAGCAGTGTGTTTAACTTCTTCCACTACTACTTCTTCAACTACAACTGTAGCATCTTTCACACTTGTATCTTGCGACACGAATTTATCTTCGAGTGCAGATACATCAAGCCCCTTGCTCTTGGCTAGTGCCATAGCATTAGCGGGAACAGACACTGTACTGATTTCGTATAGTGTGTTTTGACTAAGTACTACAGTACCGTCTACAACATCAACCTTTCCAGCAGAAAAGCCGACTGAGAATGCTCTCATGAATCCACCTTTGTAGAGATTCCAAATAACGTTAGCGAATGGATATTCTTTAGCAGCAAACTTGATTGTGCCTTCAAGATCGCCTCGTTGGTTATACATTAAGTCAATCACCTTTCCGACTGGTGGTTGTGAGTGGTCATGTCCGAACAGAATCACAGGATTCTTTTCAAAGTCGTCAAGAATCCATGACTTTTGGTCCACAATTTCACCATGTCTGTCTGTATCAGCTGTTGAGAACACAGCACGCAATGTGAATTGTTCTTCATTGATACTTGAAGGGGTGAAGTCTAAGTTTGAGTATTTCAGTTTCATAGTGTGATAATAAATAAAAAGACGTCCGCCTAATTTCTTAGGAGAACGCCTGCACTTAAGCGGTAACGTTATTTGTATTTGATTGTTAAGCGACTATTTTGATAAGAACTGTCTGGGAATCTCCCGCGTAGTTTACCTCTATACTTCCTTTCTCTACTGACTCGATCAACGTTCTGTGTTGTTCAAGTTTTTCGATAAGTTTGTCCAGTCTGCTTGTTTTCTTATTGCCTATAATCATATTATATCATGTGTTATGCTGAGGCCGCTGTAGATGACTTACTCTTCTTAGCTGGAGCAGTAGATGTCTTTGAACTGTACATAGCGGGTGCTAACACACATCTACAGTTGATGTCTTGTGGGTAAGCTTCTCCATTGCTGAACTTCTCGTCTACTAGAACAATCTCTCCGTTAAGAGCAGCATGTTCATCACGTACACGATCGTCCATTGTTGCTACCCATTCTTTTCCTTTCACTACAGAAGAACCGCGATATCCTTCAAGAGTACCCTCATTGTTGGCGTTAGTAGCTTCTGTTCTAGCAATCATGTTGGCACGCCATTCAGGAATAGCGCCGTAAACGTCCTGCACTCTTTCTGTTAGCGCACCGATACCTTCACCTGCTTCCAATCCAGCTGACAGTGTGTCTGTTAGTTGCTGGAATGTTGTGTTGTTTACTGAGATAGCGAAGAATCGAGAACGTTTCTCCATTGCCTTCTTTAATTGTGCTGTCATTGTAAACTCTTCGTTAAGCATAGATGCAGTGTCCTTTCCTCCCTGTTCTGCCATGTCTAGCATGAATGGTAGTGCGAATGTAGCGAACAACTTGATTTCTTCCTTTGCATTCAACACAGAAGCAATGTCTACAGATGACGCCTTCACTTTCGCAGTTTTACCTTTGCCTGTTGGCAGCGTCTTAAGCCCTGCAACAACACGCTTGTATTGTGCTTCAAACTCAGCGACAAGCTCCTTCTTAAAGCGGTTAGCTCGTTTGTCAATGCGCTTGTTTGTTACGTCAAAATGCATTTGCTTGATGCTGTCAGATGCAAGCATTGGCACTAGGACTGTTTCTTCCTTGATAGCGCCTACTTGTTTGAGTGCCTTTGTTATTTGAGCTGGAGATAATGATTTAGTAACGAGTGCTTTGATGTGTGCAATCATTTCCTTCTTTAGCTTAAGGCCAGGTCGCTTCTGCAATGCTTTAAGTGCCTTAGCACGTATCTTAGTCTTAAGTGCTGCTTGCTGTGTATCACCTGCTGCAAGTCCTGGGATAGCAGGTTGTAGTTGTGCAATCTCGTCGCCACCTTCGATTGGAGGCAGGTTATATGTAGCACGTATTTCGTTAGTAGTCAACCACTTGCCGAATCCTGCTGTACTGTCTGCTCGTTGTGATTCACGGTCTGAAGGTGTAGGGTCAACGAAGTCCAAGTAGTATTCCTCTCCGAAGTCTGGAATAATGAGGAACTCATCAAGTACTTCAACCATCTGTGTCATTTCAGGCACAATCACTTCTGACAGGAAAGAACGCATAGCCGTATCAGCGTTGGCGTACGATGATGAATCTGAGACAATAACTGATTTAGGTACCCCGAATGCAACCAATATGTCATCTCTTGTAAACTTAAGTGATTCGATGTAATCCATTTCCTTTTGTGACATAGACACCTGTTGATATGTCATGCCTCCTTCAAGGATGCCAAGCTTAGAGTTGCCTTCTTCACCAGAGTGTCTGTCCTCCCATGCTCCTAGCATTTGGTCACGTTGGTCTTTGTCAAGTGATTCAGCTGTAAGAAGCAATGCATCAGGTCTAGCGTTGTTTCTAAAGAACATACGTTGATATTCATTAGCTGCTTGCTCTGTTTCAACACGAGTTTGACATACACGGAGTGGTGATAGACCTCTGAACATGTTCAATGGGTCTGGGTCTTTGAAGTGAATAACATCTTCAGGTGCAAATCGTTGTGTAACACCGTCACTCTTTCTGAATTCATAATACTTTACATAAGTAGTAGGGTCTGCAACGATTGTCATTAGGTCTGGGCGTAGATTCCATAGTTCTACTACTTTGCCACCTGCATCTCGTATCTTTAGCCAGAATGCTTCTCCTGTTAGTTTCTTGTTAATGAATGCAATACGTAAAAATTCAGAACGAGTCTGGAATGGATTAACTTTATTCAAAAGGTCTAGGATTTCATGTGATAGCACTTCCTCAGCATCACCTTCAGTGTTTGTTAGTTTGTATAGCTTTACTTCTACAGAGGCAGCCTTTATAGCAATCTTGTTAACAGCAGCGAAAACGTATAGTGACTTACTGTATTGTTGCATCTGTGCACCAGTCGCCCATGAGTAGTCTGTACCAGGATTGCCGCCTGTGAATACACGCCCTAACTCTTCGATACCCATCAAAAGGTCTTTCTTCTTTCCGCCTGAAAATAGTTTGTTGTAGTTAAACTTCATAATGATTATTTGCTATAAGCTCTCCACATTAGTAACATGCACAGTCCGATGCCCATCAAACGAAATGAAATGTGCACTGGTAACATAGCAACACCAGCAACGATCAAGAATGTGCCACCTAGATTTAGTGATGTAGATATAAGCACGTCTTGTTTGTCTTTCAATAGTTTGAGGATGTTCATATTTGTTATTATATCACACAGTATTAGAACGTAAGGCGTGCAACAGGCTTGAAGTCAAACCACATTCGCATTATACAGCAGTCTAGGAAGTCAGGTGATCGACCCAGTGCTTGCTTCATGTCATCTTTGGAATTGATTGCCTGCTTTCCATCTTTATCTATGTCCTTTGCCTTAAGCTGTTCGATCTCTTCAATAAAGGACTGTCTAATGTCTGGGTTGTCTACTCTGATTGCCATGCCTCTAGCATTTGCCCTTGCTGCAAAGGCGTATGCACATTGTGCCTTGAGGTGAGTGTAGTTCTGTCCCTTGAATGGTCTGGTGTTAGCAATGAAGCCGTTGATGCCGTAGAGTTGGTCCTTAACACCACCACCGATACCGTCTTCGTCGACTATCACTCTAGATGAGGGCACATTGTATTTTGTTTGATATTGTTTGATGAGATTGGCTACTGTCTTAGTAGATGCCTTACGATACACGAATACGCCGACACACTCCCACCCTTTCCATACTGTGATTACTGTTCTGTCTTCTCCAAAACGAGCAACGTCACATACTATATAACGATTACGAGTGTCAGGAAGTGCAACCCCCGTTACTGTCTTGCCAGGCACTTGCCCTTCAACGATGTTAGTGAAGAGGTCAGTGATAGCATCAAAGTCCACAAGTACAGATGGGTCATCATCGTATTCCCAGTTTCCGTATAGCAATCTTTGCTGACTGGTCTTATCAAGTGTACGAAGGGTTTCGATGTATGCCTTCGGTAGGAATGGATTGTCTTCAACACGTGACATAATAAACTTCTTGTTAGGTGGCAGTGTTCCCATCTTGTGTGCCTTGTAGAATTCTCCATATAGAAAGTTCTTAGTCGGGTTACATGTCATGAGTAGTTTAGGTTTGATGTTGAACTCGTCCAATCGATAACGTAAACGAGATACTACTGTGTTCTTTGCCTTCTCTCTTATCTGCGCTGCCTCATCGATGAATGCACCTGTGTATTCTGTAGAACCAAGGGAATCGTAATCAGGGTCTGACGGGTACCATGCTAAGTCCTTCAAATAGATTTCACTACCGCCAGGCATGAATTTGATGACACCTTCTTGTGCATTATAAAAATAGTCTCTGTCTTTTCTGAGGTGCCATCTTCGTAGTACATCGAAGAGTGTAAGCAATGTTGATTGTTTCAATTGCTTCAATACAGCACGGCCTAGCAACCAACGACTGCCTGGATAACGATAACAGTTAACAACAAGCCAGGCACACCCTAGGAATGACTTGGCTCCACCAGCTGCACCACCGAACAGTAGCTCAGTAGTTGTATCATCATTCAATACAGCCAACGCCACTTGCTGTTTGCTTGTAGCACTCCATGATATGCCTCTCTTGATTTTGTCTGTGAACTGTGGTTTTTCTTGTGTTGTGTCCATGTGTTATTCTTCTTTAGTTTCAGCCGGTGCATCTATTTGTGGTGGCACGTATGGAATAATTTCAATGTAGGAGATAGGTGCATCAGCATGGAGTTCCAATCTATCAGTAATTCTGTTCTTAAGTTTGTTGTATTCTTTGATTGCTCCTAGTTTGTTAGTAAAGTCTGAGTGCTGGTTCATCAGGAAGAGGAGTTGCTTGTCAGCATTCATGTCATTGAATCCAGCGTTGTCAATCAAGGAGTTGATACGTCTAATGATTTTAGGATTCTGAAGCAACGCCCATGCACATGCCTTTGATGTGTTGTAGTCTTTCTTGTCACTTAAGTCTTTGTTGTAAGCCGCCGCATATGACTGAATACCATTGCCGTAAAACTCAGTTGGTGCAGTGAAGTACTGACAGAACATTTCCTGTTCATGTGAGATGTCATACTTCTCTAAGATGTCCTCTGTTTCAATTTTCTTCTTTGCCATATGTATTTATTATATCAAATGTGACAAAACAAAACACCTGTCTTACGAGAGGTGTTTGCTTTGATGTGTATTACTTAGCGCCTCACTTTGGCTTTGCTGCTGGAACAACAGGTGTTTCTTCAACAGGTGCTTCAATTGCTTCATCTGACTGTAGGAGTTCTGCTCCTTCTTCGATGATTGTGAATACTTCTTCGTCATCGTCACTTGCAGGTATTTGCTCGTCTACTAAGTCTTCCACCGCCTTCTCTACATCCATACGAACTGTTTGTTCATCAAATGCATTCATTGCAATGGCTGCTTCGTCTGTGATAAAGTCTGGGATGATGTCTCCAATGTTGAAGATTTTACCATCGATTTGAACTGAACGCTTTGCGTATCTTATTTCTGACATAAATGTTTGTTGTTTTTCTTGATAATCTAGTAATTATATCACTCCTTCGTAGTGATTTGCACTGTAAGTGAGGAGATACCGTTGTCATCACATAACTCATACAACGTCTTGTATAGTGAAGTGATTAGTGCCTTCTGTTCCAGGATTGATGGCGGGTTGTGTGAGTATGTAACATCAATGGCACTGTCGTTGTTGAACACCTTGAACTGAGTCTTAGTGGAGCCGTCCTTGTTAGGTGCCGATGCAAACGCAGCTTCTGGTTTAGCAGGCGTCTTCTTCTCGAATGGCTTAACCTTCTTCTCATCTTCAAGTGTCTTGACTCGTTTCTTCAATGCATCACATTCCTTTGCAATCTTGATGATGAAGTCTCTATCCTTTTTTGTGAACGCTTCTGCCATATGTTGTTATAAGTCTATTGTATTTTGTAAAAAATCTATGCACTCTGCTGCTAAGCAACTTGCACAGCGCAACTCTGGGTGGCCAACTAACTCAGGCAAATCCTCAACATCTCTAGTAGGACAATCAGCACCGTACCCTCGTTTGAGTACGCCAATTGCCAGTCTTAAGATGATGTTATCTATGATGTGCATAAGTTTATTATATCACGAGTTGTTCAAATGTGAACGGGGTCATGCCCAGCTTGCACGCTGCCTGCAGGCCGGTTAGCGCCGGTTAGCCCCGAAGTCAAACCCCGTCTCATCTACGGGTTGCCCCGTTCAGCCCAGCTTAGCCCCGTCTCGAGCACGGGCTCATCCCCGTCTTCAAACACGTCCCACTCCGCAGCACAGTAGGTACAATACCCTAATGCTACATCTTCTGCTGGAGATTCAGGGAATTGCTTTCCAGGTGGGTGTAGCTTGCATTCAGAGTAGATGTAATCCCATGCCTCTTGCTCTGTAGCGAAGCCTGATTTGCTAGGGTCTGGCCATGTAGCAGTACTGCTGTGGCTCATTAGTTCTGCTCTGAATGTCATACTATGGGTGTAGTGCAGTAACCAGCTCTATCACCCGTGTAAGCATGTACACATTCAATATCAATGTGAATATCTGTAGCACTGTTGCACCCATGCCTATCTTCATTGCAAACAATGATTCCCTCATGCTCTTGTTGTGGAGTATGAGATTCTCTGCATAAATTGTTTTAAGTTCTTCTTCTGTATATGTTTTTGTCATAGTGTTATTTTATCATTGTTATACTTGGAACCACACTGGATTAAGGGAGCCATCTTCATGATAGGGTTCAGTGGGCACACCCTTCGGCTTTAGATAAGAAATAATCATCTGTCGTAAGTGTTGCTCGTTACCAGGGAAGTGTTCTATCTCGCTATGCACTGTTACTGTGAATTGATGTATTGACATAGATTATTCTTGTGGGGGTAACTGCCCTAACACTGGGTCCTGGTATAAGTCATGTCTGAAGTCTTCGTACTTAAGCTTAGTAATGATTCTCTCACCTCTGCGGTTCTTCATCTCTACCAATGGGCGAGCAATGATTCCCTCCGCAATAAAGTCCCCGAATTTTGATGTATAGCCCTTCTTTGCAAAGTCAATGCATTCCAGGAGCGTTCCTCGAAAAACCTCTTGTGTATATAGGCAGTGTAGGCGCTGGGCTATATCGATGACGTCCTGACGCTCGAGCCATAGTTCACCGACCTTGACATCGAAGAGTATGAATGACTTATCGGCTATGATTCCATTCTTAGTGTAGAGAGAACCAGCTTTCTGTATTCCAGGGCCGAATCCTTCTCCATACAGACATACTTGGATTGGTTTGTCTGGAGTACTAGG